TTCACCCTCTCCCACGTCGCGCCCCACGCCATGAGGCCGCCGGCAAAGCCGAATAGGATCACCAAGGTGTTGAGGTTGTATTCGAACCTCCATTTCGGAGTTGCGACCATCTTTTCGGTTTCCTGTGTTTCAGCCAATGCCCTGCCCCTGGTATGCAATGCCGGAAGGTTACTGCTGCGCCGCGTCGTGGCGGGCGCACTCGCTCTGTGTCCAGGCGCGGGCGCCGCACAGCCCCGCGACTGTTTCGTCGATCTTGTCCTGATCGGCCCGCGTTGCGCCTTGAGCTCCGATCAGGGATGTGCCGACGACGGCTCGAGCCGCCTGCTTGAGCCGGTCTTTCGACGCAGAGACCTGTTGCGTTGACGTACAGCCGGCCGCGCTCAATGCACAGGCGGCGGTTAGAGCGAGCGCGATCGGCTTCATCTCGCAGTTCTCCGATTGCTTTGTTGGTTCGGAATCCAGTTCGGCGCGTTCGAGCTTCCGGCCCTCTTCCCGCGCTCCGGGATGATCCAAAGCGCGTTGACCGTCTGCATGCCGATAAATACGAGGATACCTCCGGCAACAACGCCAGCGGACAGAGAGAGGCGGCTGAACATCACGCCATCCCCTCGACCTGTTTCGCGACCGCCTTGCGATCGGCGTTCTTGCGCCAATAGAGGAAGCCTGCAATGCCGCCGAAGGCGACGAGGATCAGGAGAAGGTTTTGCCACGGTATGCCGCCGATCGCGGTGAGCAGCGAAGCGCCACCGCCGATGACAGACGGCGTGATCACCTCTTTCGACTTCCACCAGGGAGCGTCGAGGCTGGGCGGCGTGACAGGAACCGGGACCGGCTTCTCCTCGGTCACCGGTGCGACCTTAACCTCCGGCCGCGCCGCTTCGCCCGGGGTGAGCGCCACAAGCGCCGTATGCATCGCAGCACGGGTTTTCGGTCCGACATCGCCGTCGACCTGCAGCCGCTGGTCGGCCTGAAACTGAAGGACGTTGTCGGCGCGGTAGCCGAGCAGCACGAGCGAGATCCGGGCGAGCCGGTCGAACCGTTCCGCCAAGCCATTCTTGCCGCCGTTGATCTTCTTGGTGATGGTTTCGGCGTCGCCTTCGTCGGCCCAGCGGTTCAGGTCTCGCGTGTCCCAGTAAAACAGAGGCACCAGGCCTTCCCACGGGTCGGTATTGACCGCATCCGGATCCTTGACGAAGTCCGGGCAGTCGAGGCCGGCCGCGCGGCACCAGTTGCGGAACTGGCGATAGTTGTCCTTGCCCGTCAGCTGCATGCCGGTGCGGCCGCGGTAGCTATGGCCGTCGCCATCCTTCTCCGGCGTGTTGCCGAGATCGGTGCGGGTGTCGTAGCGCTGCTGCGCCGGCGTCGGGCCCCAGATCTCGCGATCGTAGCGGAAGTCTCCGCTCTCATGCATGAGCTGGGCGAAATACTGTGAGAGACGGTGCGGCCGATCCATGCCGAAACGCTCCCCGTACCTGTCCAGTGCCACAAGCACGGACGCGAGGTTGCTCTCGTTCACCCTGCCCTTTGCGGCCGCGCGAACGTGCTGAGCGGTGATGGCGCTCATTCGTTTCTCCTGATTGTCGTTGGGGAATGCTCGGGGGGCTAAGCCACACTGGTTAATGGCGGCCGGCGGTGGTCCGGCTTAAACTGACATTGGTCGTCTTGCCCCTCGCAGGCGGCCGGGAGGCTCGTCACCGGCCAGCTGCCTTGACGGGCCTCGCCATTGGTCCCACATTGGCGGAAATGGAGGTTTGGACTTGGGCTTGGACATAAACGACAGCGAAGCGGAAAGTGCGGGCCCAATCGAGCTGGTAACTGACCTCTCAGAAATCGTGGCACAGTGCGCCGCTTCCAATCTTCTGGATTTTGCGGCACAGCTTGCCGGCCTCGTCGAGGACCTCAAAGCTCTAGCGGCTAGGCCAATCGAGCCCACACCGACATTTTCCGAAGCAGACGATCAGCCTGAAGCAGGCCTCTCCGACATCACTTTGGAAATCGAGCCATCAATACAGTAACGCGGCAAAAAGAGCCGCTACGAAAACGACTGCTGCGAGAGCTGCAGTCCATTCTATTATCTTGACGCGCTCACTAGGACGCATCGCACTCCTCCTTCGGTGCGCCCCCTGGAAACGAAACGTTCCCCAACAAGGATGGTTGCCCTCAAGCGGCATCGGCGCCGGGGCACAGTCTTATCCATCTGAATTTTCCTTGTGGGGTTTGGACGATTTGGATTAGCTCGCCGAGCCTTCAAGCTCGACTTGTGACTGCCTTTCTGCTCCATTGGATGCAAAGACGGAGCATTCATGGAACTTCTGCAGCGTGAATAAACGCCTCTCTGGCAAACGCTTTGGATGTCGAAGTGCTCTATCTGGCGCAGATAGAGGATGCGGGATGAAAAAACGGAACGCTACCTCGCGAGACTTGCGCCCACATGCGAGCGCCCTAAGGAGGGGTGGTGCCGCCCATCAGATCGGAGCGATCTGTTACCGAACCAACGAAACGGGCGTCTTAGAAATCTTTTTGATCACAACTCGCGCTTCCGGCCGGTGGACGCGTGGGAAGAGGCTGGCGTAGCTGGAAAAGCCAAGAAGCGAGCACTCGGCTATTTCACCATTTAAAAACTCTCGACGACGGACACAAAACAGCATCGGTCGTCGAGGTGTTCAGGCTGAAGGTGGACGAACTGCACCACGAGTTCCCGGAACACGGAGAGAGACAGGTGGCGTGGCTGTCTCCAGTCGAGGCCGCCAGCGTGTGCAGGAGCCGGAACTGCAAGGGTTATTGATGCGAATACTCAAAGAATCGCGCAGCCAGATTTCCACGCTGGTGATCTGGAATTTTAGCGGATGCTCATTTTTTTCTTCAAGTACCATTTCACAAAGCTTTTGACTAAGTTACAGAGAGCAACCCTCCCAGGGAACGGGTGCGACGGTTGTGAAATGCTGCTGTCGGACGGGTCGGACGGCAATCTAGACCCGTCGCTGGTACGCTCCGCGAGTGCGCCAGCCGCCCGGTAAAAACGGCCGAGTGTCTTACGAGTGGGACCGCAAGCGAGCTCATCGGAAGAGCGTGATCAGGTTCCTCGTCGCGCTAGCCGTGCCAGCCTTATTGCTCAGTTCAGCGATTGCTGTCGCCGAATGGGCGAGAGACCCAACCGCTACAACTGCGGCCACTGAAACGCCGGCAGCTCGGCCATGAACTCTTCGACGCTGGGCTGCGGTCGCACGCCGGCCAGCACCTTCACCAGCTCGGCCGTGGAATAGGTCCACACGGCCGATCGCCAGGCGAAAAGCGCCTCGCCTTCGGCCGAGAACTGCGGGTTCGGATCGCCGCGATAGGTGATGGCGGTCTGGATGCCATCATATTGCCGCTCGCGCGCCTTGGCATCGAGATGCGCCTGGATGGCTGCTGAGTATTGCGCCTGCAGCATGGCGCGCGCTTCTGCCGCCTTCTGCTCGGCCGTAACAACTTTCGATAGGTCAACCGTCCACATTGGCAGGCTCCTCTTCAGCAGTGTCAGGGATAGACGGCTGCGGATCGGCCGGCAATGCAATCATCCCGTCGGGGCGGGTCGATGAGTGGCGGAGGAAATGCGACGGCCTGAGAAGGGCTCGGTCCGTGCGGCAGGATGAGCGTCAGGTGAAGCTCGCCTGCGATCCGTTCGACGGAGCCGACAAGCCATTCACAAGGAACCTCGCCGGCCGGGATCGTCGCGCCGTCCGGCAAGGTCGAGAAGTCGAATGGCACACCGTTGATCGTGAAAACGTCGCCTGCCTTGGTGACCGTCAGGAGGTCATCGCGGCGTTGGGGAGAGAACTTGATTTGCATTAAAACCACCTTCCGTAAGCTGACCATTCATAGGGAACATCGTTTGCGGTCGAGCCTGATACGCCCATCCTGACAGCGGCATTGGCGCCATTCTTGGAGTAGGCACCGAGGACTGTGAAGCCGCGGAAGGTCGGGAAGACCGATACCGAGTAGTTTGTATTCGAGAACGCCGCCGGGAAGCTGATTAGCGCGTTGCCGGTGACCGAGGCTCCAGAGCTGGATCCGAAGTGATTGTTGAGGGTAGTCGAGACGTTAATGGTTCCAGTTCCCCAACAGATCTGTGTACCGTCAGCAAAACGCACGTACTCGCCGTTGGCGTTGCTGCCCCGCTCAATGATTGCGCCAGCCGGGAAGCCTGCCGAGTTTGAGGCATTGCCTACAACCGGTAGCTCAACAATCGTCCAGTCCGTCCAGCTTGTGCCGCCGTTGACGGTGTTCCTTCTGAAGACCTGGTTGTTGTCTCGGTAGAAATACTGAAAGACGGCATTGGCGCTTCGCTGGAGAACCACGAGCGTGCCTGTCGTGGCTACCGAGGCAGCTCCGGCATAGGTGTTGGCCCAGTTCCCCGAGAGTGTGTAAACGCCGGCAACGGTGATCGTGTTGAGGTCGCCATCGACCAGTCCGACATCACTGTTAGCAGGGGATCGCACGGAGCCGCCCCATACAGGACCAAGCTTCAGGAGTGCGTCGAGCACGGTCGTCGACGAAAGCAGGTCGCGCCCCTTTGCCTTGATGTCCGCCAGCGCGCCCGAGTTTGCACCGGTGAAGTAGGCGAACTTGTCCGCCGCGGGGTCGAGCCCGGCCAGCGCAGCCAGCGTCGCATTGTCGAGCCGCTGGATATAGGTCGAGAGCGCCTGGGCATTGACGGTCTGCTGCTGCAGGTAGGCCGTGTCGCGGATGATCCAGTAGCCCTGCCCGGCCGCCGTCGTGCCGCGCCATGGCTTGGCGAGCGTCAGCTGCGTGTTGCTGTCGACGGAGAGGATCGGGACCGGGTTGCCGTTGCTGCTGTCGAGACCGAAGATCCCGCCGGCAATCAGTGCGGTCGCCCAAGCGGTCCCGGAGCCGGTGACAACGGCACTGCCGGCGGTCACGAAAACCGTGCCCGTTACATAGGGTATCGTCATGTCAGGAGTTCCTAAGCTGGGATGCCGAGAATGTAGTAGCGGATGCCGAGCACGTGATCGGCGCCTTCCGTGCGCCACGTGCCGGGATTGTCCGCATCGTTGTAGTAATCGCCGGGCTGCCCGCGATTGGTAACAAACGTGGCGCTTGTCTGCGTGAGGCGGCAATGGGAACTATCACCACACTCGAAATTGCTGTTGGTCGAATAGACGCGTTGACGAACGGTCGGAAGCTTGATCGACTCGGTCCAACTACCAACGCTCGTTTCGGACCCCGCCCCGTGTTTGGTCATGTATTTGACCATCGGAAACATGCCGGAAGCGTCAAAGTTGATGACGGTTTGGAGCGGGCTTCCTACCGCAACACTGAAATAGCCTTCCGCAATGATTTGCACGCAAGGCCAGCGCGTATCGATGATGATATCCGCCCATGATGGCGGGTTGGCGGAACCGGGGCGCAAGAACTGCACAACGTCCTGCCCCCCTTCCGTGAATTCCCTTAGCACCCGGTTACTGCCGTTCGTCGGCGGGTCTCCTGCGTCAAGGTAGAGCATGAACCGGGCGCGCATCGTATCGGACGAATTGAAATAAATTCGCGAGCCGCTGAACCAATAATCCGCACCCAGGCCGTTGCTCATGTTCGGATTGAACGGGTAATAGATCGTTGACCCCTCGTAAAAATGAACATCAAGGGCGATGTTTGCCGGCAAGGTGATGCCGGTCTCATAGAAGGATTCACCGGCAGGAATGGCGATGTCCGCGGCGGCAATGACCTTCACAGGCACACGGCGGCTGTCAAACGAAACCTGCCATTCGTTCGCCGTCTCCGCGTTGTAGCCGGGCTTTGCGATGATCATCTTATCGGATCGCAGAATGATGTTCTTCGATCCATTTGGCGCCAAGGGCGGCGCTTCCAGCGACGGGTCTTCATTGCCGGGGAGGTTCCACACGATCAACCGCTTGTCCCGCGACAAGAAGCGGTTGTATGCATCGTCATTCGTTGACGTGGTGATTTTGGCGTAAGTACCGTATGGGAAAGCACCCCATTGACTGACACTGCCGCTAAAGTTTTTCATCCACGGGGCCTGATACCAGTTCCCCATAAAGAAATAACCGCCCTGGTCGTTATAGTATTTCCCTGAATAGCGGCGCTGAATTCGCTGCTGGTTGAAACGCCCGGTGTTCGTCCGTGTGGCTTTCACGTCAAACAGGGGCATATTGTATTTGCATTTCGGGAACGCGGAATTACGGAACAGCCATGTCGACTCCCCGCCGCCTGATCCTTCCATCTTCTGATAGTTGGACGCGTTCGACCCTGCCGGGTAATAATTGTATTGGACACTTCCCCCAGAGCTAATTTGATTGATCCGCTCGATATGCGCAATCGACGCGTTCAGAGCGTATTTCGAGTTATAGAGGAACTTCGACCGCTGGCTGTCCGGCGTGGTTCGCGGATTGTCGGCGTCGTTCTTCATGATCTTGATGCAGCCGGCGCCGGTCGAGTCGACGCCAATCATAGTCCTGGTCATCAGCTGAAGATCTCGATCGTGCCGTTGTTGAGGTCGATTTTCATTTTGCCGTTCAGGGACTGAAGGAGACCGGCATTGACCGTGCCGATGTTGGCAACGGCCAGCTTCAACTCTCCGTCTTCGAAGACGAGCGGATAGTGGCGGCTGTTGCCTGACGTGACGAGGAACTGATCCGCCTGCACGGCCATGCGCGACTTCTGCACACCGCCTTCGGTGTAAAGCTCGACATAGAAGCCCGACACCTTGAAGCTCTGGTTGGTCCCGGCCCGCAACAACACCGAGAAACGGGCATCAACGCCAGTCGGCGCCGCGACCGCCTCGAACTTCACCAGCCCTTGTGCGAACCGGCCGTTGAAGTCGGCGCTCACGCCGCTGATGCTGCTCGCAAGCGCCCCGTCGCCGTCTGCGCGAGCGGTTTCCTCGGCGATCAAGCGGGCGAGGTTGCCATCGACTTCAGCGTCGAGTGTCGTGATCGAGCTTGCGAGGGCGCTGTCCGTCGTTGCGCGCACGGTCTCCTCGGTGATCAGCCGCGCATTTGTAGTGCCGAGGCTAGCCTGCAGATACGTGAGCAACTGCGCCATCGCCTCGTTCTCGGAGACGCGAACCCGGCGCTCCTCGATGATCTGCGCCAGCGCATCACCTATGGTGGCAACGATCTGCTGGCGCTCGATCTGACCGACTGCGCCTTCGAGCGAGAAAGCATCCAGCAGCTCGACGAGGCGCGGCCGGAAGAACTCGTCCATTTCCTGCTGCAGTTCCTTGAAGCGGTTCAGCGCATCGTCCTGCAGCTGTTGCAAGCCAGTGAGCAGCGTCTGCAAACCGGTCGGCTGCGCCGTCGTCATCCAGGGCGTGAAGGTGCGCAGCCGGTCGGGGACGGTCGTGATCGTCGCCCGGGCATTGTAGACCTTACCGGAGACGACGTTCTTCGTGGTGCGGAAGCTGCCGTCCTCGGGCGAGGTGCACTGATCCTCGAAGATCTCTGTCGTGCCCTCGATCTGATAGACAAAGCGGACGGCGGTGATCGTCGGATCGTCCGGCGGCGTCCAGGTGAAGACGAGCGCCGGCGTGTCATAGCCCTGCGCGCCGTTGATCATGCCGGCGGCAACATTGAAGTTCTGCACGGTCGAGAGCAGCGACGGATTGATCGGCGGCGTCGGCGGCACGACAATTGGGCCGGGCTCGATGCCGTCGTCGTCATAGATCGCCGCACTGGTCTCCGAAAGCACCAGCGTGATGCGCAGCCGCTCGTCGGCCCGCCATTCGCTGATCAGCCAGGTCTTGCCACGCCAGGTGATCCACTCGCCTTCCTGTACCGCCAGACCAAAGCGACGGCTGACGGGAACCGTCGCCTTGCCGCCCATGCGGTTCTGCCGGTAGCGGATATTGAGCAGATACTGCGCGATGTCCGGATCGGTGACCTGCAGGAAATCGATGCTCGTCTGCCGGTTACGGCCGTCGGCGGCGATGTCCGCATTCACATAGACCGGCTTCAGGCTCTCCGGGTTCCACATCGACTCGATCGAGGTGAACTGGCCGGAAAGGTGGTTGAAGCGCTCGAAAGCCGAAGGCCGGAACTGCACGTCCTTGGCGCGGTCGATCGGGATGTCGGCTGCAGTCAGGTCCTTGACCGGGATCTGCGGTGCACCGGGAATGACGCCGGAAAGGCCGCGGCGGTTAAGCCCATAGCCGGCCATCGCGTCATCAAACTGCTTCAGCACCTCGGTGTGATCATCGTCGCCACTGACGAAGACAGAGCACTCATAGGTCTTCTTGCCGTTGCTGCGCAGAGTGTCGCAGACGTTCATGGCGACGAAATAGGTGGCGAGATCGATCTGGCCGAGGCTCTTGCCCTCGCCGATCAAGGTCCGGCCGGAGACAAGCGCACGCAAGCCCAGCTGGTAGTTGAGCCGGTGCACGGCCGGGTTCTTCGTGTGCACCCAGGTCGACGGCGTATTGAGCCGCTGCGTCCCGGAGCCACCGGCGACCGTCGAGTCCTTGCGCGGGTCGTATTCGCGAAGCCCGCGCAGCACGAAATCGATGTCCGGCTTGCCCTTGCCGGCGTCACGGAAGAATTCGAGGTGATAGTAGCGCTCGACGACGACATAGCACATGCCCGAAAGCTTGCTCGTCGCCTTCCACTTGTTGCCGAGGTTGGCCGTCACATCGACGAGGCGCTGATCGACGCCCTGTCCCGGGCGGCCGTCATAGAAGCGGATCGAGATCGCGCTGTTGCCGTCGCCGTCGATGAAGCCCTGGACGCCGTAACGCGCGACCTCGTTGCCGATCGTCGCCTGCGCCACGAGATTGTACTTCTCGCCATACATGTAGACGTAGGGCTCGAGCCCGTCGCACCAGCCGTTGGCGAGGATGAAGACCTCGGCGTTGCGCTTGTTGCCCTTGTCCCACTTGGCATAGAAAGCACGCTGGCCCTTGGTCTTGCCGACGCCATACAAGGTTCCGACCGGCACGTCGCCGCCGAACTGGATTTCGCCCTGGACAGCTGTGTACTTCTGTTTGACCTGCTTGGCTGCCTGGATCTTGCCCACAGCGAACTTGGCGCCGAAGGCGAGCGCGCCGCCGATCAGGCTGGTGGCAAGCGCAGAGCCGCCGAACAGCGCGCCGGCGATCGCCGTGGCGATTCCTGTGAAGATTGCCATGCTGAATTATCCGAGATCAAAGGCTGCGATGACGTCAGCGAGGCCGTGATCGCTCCGGCCGCGCTCGGTCTTGGTGACGAAACGGGCGCCGAGGCAGACGCCGACGTGTTCGGCGCCATCTGCAAGACGCAGGATGATGAGATCGCCGAGTCGCGCTTCCGCCCCGCCCTTCGGCTGCTGGCCGAGCTCGGCCGCAAAGAAGCTCACCAGCGATGTATGCCCGCGCCGGCGCAGCGCCCGCTGCGCGCCGGCGAGCGTACGGTAGGCGCCACGGTACGTGTCGGCGACTGCCGAGCCCGTCAGCGCATCGACGAAGGCGCAGCCAAGCATGAAGCAATCAGCCGAGCCATAGGCATAGGGTCTCGCAAGCTCACGCGCGAGCGTGGCTTCAACGATGCGGAAGCGATTCATGGAATGTCTCCGAGGTGCGGGATGCACTGCACAAGCCGGACCCGCTTGTTCCCCAAGCGTTCCCCCGCCGTTCTATACTCTATAAGCTAGATCGATATCAGCGCGACACCTGTCCCCATTCCTCGGGGATGGTCGCATTCGTCGCCACGAGCTCGAGGCCTGTGTCGGCAGGATCATTGTCAAATTGCTGTTCGGCCTGCGAGCGCTTGACGCCCGTCGAACCGCGCGCCGAGCGTCCCGGTGGCTGCAGATCGATCATCATCGTCAGCGTCCGCTCGGAGCCCGAGACCGCACCTTCGTTGTAGCGCACCTGGTCGATCTCGTAGATGGTCGAGACCAGCACCCCGACGACGTTGCTCGTGTTCGGTTCGCCGGCCAGCGAGGTGATGATGACGGGCGCGTTCTGGTAGTTGAACTCCTCGATCCGCGCGACCGCGTCTTCGGGATCGGTCACCGGAATGTTGGAGAAGACGACGGTCCGCGTTGTGACGGCCACGCCGACGGCGCTCACCAGGTCACCGGGCTGGAGATACCGGTTCGGCAGATACAGCAAGCCATTGTAGGTGAACTTGCGGCCGCCGCGGTGATAGCCGACGGTTTTGCCGGGCAGATCGAAGCGGATCAGGTCCAGCAGCGCGAATTCGCCGCCCTCAATCAGGTCCTCGACCTCGGGAGATAGCACGCTCATGAGAGGAACAGCTCCGTTGCGGTAAACTGGACATTATAGTTCGGCCAGGTCTTCGGCAGGCTGAAGCTCCCCGCATCGATCTCCATGATGCAGGATGGCTTCTCGAAATGGACGGTGCATGGCAGGGTGAACACCTGCAGGTCGAGCCCGAAGCGGATCTTCAGCGTCACGACGCCCGCCGCGCTTGCTGTCGCGGCAAGAGTGATCCGGTGCAGCGATCGCACGAAGGTCGATTTCCGCACCTCGACATAGTCACCAGGGGCGAGCTTAAAGCCGGCCGGCAGGCCCGAGACGACGATGGTGTTGGCGTCAGTTATCGACTGCAACACCGCGTCGCCAGAAAATACACCGCCACCCGCCTTCACGCCGGAAAGCGGGTTGCTGCCCTGATAGGCGATTGGCCGCGGCCGGTGCGGATCGTAGCCGGCGATTACACCGCCGTCGTTCGCGTCCATGTTGAAGGCGTCGAACAGCGCCGCCTCGGCCGTGGTCAGCTTCGATGCCGAATAGGAGGCTATCCAGTAAGGCGTGCCGGAATAGGCCGTCTCGGTGCGCCGGCCTTCCATGCGGTTGGTGTCGCGAATACGCACCGGGTCGAACGCGACCTGGGCGTAGACCACGCTCGGGAGCGAAATGAGAAACGCCATCAGAAATCTTCCCCGCCGTTCTGGCGATAGTTTGCCCGAGCCTCCTCGTTGCTGCGCACGATGCGCACGGTCTGATCGCCGGTCTGCTCTAGGATGCTTGCCAACAAATCCTTGCTCAGTACGATCTCAACGACGGTCCGCCCGCCGCCGCCTTCTCTGTCTGCCGAGGCGCCCGGCAGCTTGCTCGGCGCGATGAT